GCACAGTACTATAATGACCCAAATGATGAGTCAACTAACAAACTAAAGAGAAACTTGTTTAGATACCTAGACCCTAGATTACTAAAGGAAGAGGCGGGGAACTGGTACTATGATGAAGAGAGGTTAAGGATATACGCTTATGCGGATTTAGCCTTTACTGACAAGTCTTCTAAGAATGCAAAGAGACGAGATTTCACAGCAGTTGTAGTGGTAGGTGTTAATTCTGAGGGCTATATCTACGTATTAGATCTAGAGAGATTCCAGACAGATAAAAATAACGTATACTACGAAAGAATAATAGAGTTATACGACCACTGGGGATTCAAGAGCATAACAGTAGAGACTAACTCAGCTGGGAAGTTCATTAAGAAATACCTAGAAGATGAAGTAAGAAGACAAGGCGGTAGGCTTATAGTAGATGGGAAGTCTCATGTAAGCCATGAAGGATCTAAGGCAGAAAGAATAGAACAGACCTTAATGCCTAGATACCAGAATAAAACCATATACCATACTAAGGGTGGCTATACAAAGATACTAGAGGAAGAGCTAGTGCTAAGTAGGCCACCTCATGATGATTTAAAAGATTCATTAGCGGGAGCAGTAGCATTATGCGTAGCTCCACTAAGACGCTCTAACCTAAGAAGTAAATCAGGTAGTAACGTTATACAAATTAATAGCAGATTCGGTGGATCTCGAAGAGGAAGAAGATAGATGTCAGGTGAAGCACTAACAACAGATAGTTCATTTATCTCAGATAGCGACAAAGCTAGTTTGATTACCTCTCAGTGGACACAGTGGGACGGTGACAGAGAGATATCCATAGGTAGATTCAAGGAGATAGAGGCATATAAATATGCTACAGACACTACCTCCTTGCCTAACGAGTCTAACTCATTTACACATAAGGTACATATTCCAGTAGTAGCCCCTATAGCACAAGACTTAAAGGCTATTATTAGACAAGTACTTAGACCACATGAAGACTTCTTTACCTTTGAACCAGCGGATTCTAAAGAGGCTAGAGTAGCTCAAAGAAAAGCTATTGTATCTTATATCAAGAACCGCAATAGCTTAAATGGGTTTGAGACAGAGATGTCTAAGCTTGAAACTGACTACACAACCTACGGAAATTCCTTCTGTCAAGTATTCTATGTTAATGAGTCAACAGAAGAGAAAGCGGGTTATATTGGGCCAAAAGTAAGACGTATTAGCCCATATGATATTGTATTTGACCCAACAGCACCTTCATTTACTGAGTCTCCTAAGATTATTAGAGAGATCGTATCTCTTGGCGGGCTTAAAGCTAAGGGTGAAGATGGGATATTCCCAGAAGAGTTAGTTAACCATATCCTAGAGAATAGGTCAGGCGGTACATCCTCTGACATGGGCAATGATAAGAATGAGCAGTATGTCCCACTCGGATTTGGCACATATGAGCAGTACTTAACCTCTGGATTTGTTGAATTACTTTGGTTCTATGGTGATTTATTTGACCCAACAACTAATATACTGCATAGAAATAGAAAGATAGTAGTAGCAGACAGCGATATCTTACTGCTGGATGAAGAAATAGATACAGTTACAGGTAAAGCACACATCTATCATGCAGGATGGCAGGAATTACCTGACAATATCTGGAGCATGGGCCCCTTAGATAACATCATTGGACTTAACCACCAGATTAATCACAGAGAGAATGCTAAAGACGAAGCATTAGATAGGCTTATCTACCCAGATATTATTTATCAGGGTGATGTAGAAGAGATGTATGATGAAGAGACAGGCAAGACAACTTACCTAGCACCAGAGGGCGGTGGAGTAGAAGAGCTAGCTGTTAACACTCAATTCTTTAAATTTGACCTACAGATAGATAGGCTTAAGCAAGAATCAAGAACAGCAGCTAGACTACCTAGTGATTTGACTGGGTTTAGATCTCAAGGGGAGAAGACAGCATTTGAGTTCTCAGCGCTAACAGATGGTGGAATGAGAGGGTTCATTGATAAAGCTAGAGACTTCGAGGTCAACATCCTGGAGAAAGTTCTTATGGCTGAGATTGAATTAGCCCACTCTAACTTTGGCGACGCTATCAAGGTTCCTAATAAATCAGAGGGTGGGTTTATTGAAACACTCTCAATTACTAAAGAAGACCTTTCTGTTAATGGCTTATTGATTGCTAGAGGAGCAGCTAGATTCGCTAGAAAGAATCAGGTACTAGCATCTTTAACCCAGTTATCGCAGACAGGGTTAATGAGCATAGCAGGGGCACACTTCTCTGGTAAAGCCACAGCTAGAGCTATTGAAGAGCTAGCAGAGCTACAGGACTTTAACTTAATAGAAGAATTCGCACAGATTACTGAACAAGGTGAAGCTCAACAGTTGGCTAACTCAGTAGAACAACAAACAGCACTACAAGCATCACAACCATCTCTAGAAGAAGAGATGCTTTCACAGCAATTAGAGGGGTAGTATGAAGAAAGGGAATTTAACTAGAGTCCCGTCTTTTCTGACAAGTCAAGACGCAGAGAACAAATCAAGATTAATGAAGCAATACAAACAGTGGAAAAACTGGGAAGCTGCTGAATTAATGAAAAAGTATTATAGGGAGAAGCTAGAAAAGCTTGTTCTTATAGACGAGCAGGAAACACTCGTTTCAAAGTTTCTTAGTAACTTTAATAGGGCTGAAAGATTAGGCTTACGTAAAGCGTATAGAGCAATATTAAAGGATTTAGATTAGCGGAGAAGAAGACCTTTAAGCTCCGCATTACAATTAACGGCAGACCACGCCAAAGGAAATATTATGGATAGCTTTAACACTGACCAAAGTGTGAACACAGAACAATCAGCCGACCAGTTGACGTTCAAAGTAGGGGAAAGAGAGTATAGCCAAGAGGATGCAATTAAAAGTATCACTCACGCTAAAGATCATATAAGTAAACTCGAATCAGAAAATCAAGAGCTACGGGACAATAAAGCAACTTTAGAAGTCCAAGTAGCATCGAGTACCAAACTAGATGATGCCCTTAAGCTAATGAGACAAGAGCAACAACCTCAAGAGAGCCTTACAGTACCACAGACCGAGGGTATGAGTGAGGAACAGATCGGAGCTATTGCAGAAAACACACTAAAGAGTTACCTAGAAGCAGAGAACGCTAAGAAAGCAGAAGCAGAAGCTATCTCAGTAGCAGAGAAAACTTTCAAAGAAACATTAGCCAGCCTCCAAGTACAATTTGGAGATAAGGTAGATGATCAAATGAAGGCTTACTCACAGGAATCAGGTATTCCTTATGAGACGCTAGTAAAGACAGCACAAGACCCTTCTGGTTCTAAGCTATTACTTTCAGCTTTAAAAGTAACTACACCAAGAACAGAGCACGCTCCAAGCGGTTCTTTTAATATTAATGCTGGTGTTCAGCAAGAGAAGAATCCTATCAACTGGAAGAAATTCACTTCCAAGGATATTCATGCAAAGCTTATAGAAGCTAGAGCAGCAGCAACTTAAACAGGATTAAATAGCAATGGCACAAACCACAGCCAACTCCAGTAACATCACCAGACAGTTAATTTACTCTGATGGTTTACAAGAGAGTTTTGACAACAACCTTCTCGGTTTAGTTATGATGAATGATGAAACTGCCGCCTTCCCAGATGGCGACACATTCAATGTAGATCAAATCGCAGATGCAACTTTAACCAACTACACAGAGAATGCAGCAGTTAACTACTCAGCAATTACTCTATCCCGTATCACCTTGACTATCTCTGATTACAAGCAAGACGGTTTCTATGAAACTGATGCTATGAAGATGGACTCATGGAAGTCTGATTTATTCTTCTCTAAGCGTATCAAGCGTAGTATGGTAGCCTTTGGTGAACAACTAGAGTCTGACTTGTATGTAGCAGCTAACGCTTCGCAAACAGCGGGTAACGCTAACCAGATTGATGGTCTTGATCGTCGATTTACTATGGCTAGTACTACTACAGCACAACAGCTAGTAGATCAAATCGCTAATATCAAGTTAGCCTTTGATAAGTCTAATGTCCCAGAAGTAGGTCGAATGCTAGTTCTTGACCCAACTATTGAGAACTTGCTTAATAAGCTACAAACTAGCGCAGTACTTGTTTCTGATAGCCCTCGTTTTGAAGGTTTACTAGAGACTGGATTCGCTAAAGCGCATCACTTCGTACGCAATATCCACGGATTTGATGTATTTACTTCTAACTTGTTACCTGTATCTACAGCTATTGAAACCATTAATGCGGTTGCAGCGGCTATCGGTTCAGTACGTAACTTCGCTTTCAGTGTTGCAGATGATGACTCTAAGGCAATGATGGGTGTAATCCGTCAGAAGCCTACTCCTGAGTTCTTCCGTGATACTAAGTTAAAGCGTGATGAGTGGTCTTCTACTGCTCGATATGGCTTCGCAGCTTATCGTCCAGAGAGCTTGTACACACTTATCGTTAGCGTATAACGGTAACATAAGCTAGGCGAGGGGGAGAAATCCCCCGACCCTTTTAACAGAATAAACAAATAGGTAAAGAATATGTCATCTCCAAGTTCAGATATAGTATTATTCTCCAGTGCTGCAAGAACAGCCACAGCTAACGGGGCAGATACTAAAAACGATTACGCTAAAGGGGTTGTTCTATTCTTAGATATAACCGCCGCATCAGGCACATCCCCAACATTAGCTGTTAAACTACAATCAAAAGATGATTTGTCTGGGGCTTATGTAGATGTTCCAGGAGTTTCTTTTGCAACAAAAACTGGTACAGGGTCTTCATCTCTAACTCTATATCCAGGTATAGCAGAGACAGCAAATATCTCAGTATCGGGCATACTCTCACGGGACTTCCGAGCTGTTGCAACTATAGGTGGAACTAGTCCATCGTTTACTTTCTCCCTTAATGCAGAGCTTATAGGATAAAAGATGTCTAAACTAACATTACTTGACGTAGTAAATACTTATATGGACTTAACAGATGGCTATAGGGTATCGTCAATAGATGATGTTATTGAGTCACAACAAGTTGCTTCTATAGCTGAGAAGGTATTTAATGATTTAAGTACTGATGTATTCGGTGAATCATTATCTCAGAACTTAGTACAGCTAGAGGCTTCTGGTGACAACTTAAAACCTAACTATATGTCTTTACCTGTCGATATTAAAGACATAATAGAAGACGTAGTATATTATAAAGATTCAGACGGTAGATACTTACAGGTTCAATGGTTAATTCCACAAGAGTTTCTTGACAAGGTTAATCAGGTTAAGCTAGGTGAAACTAACACTATAGCAGTTACCGATGAGTCAGGTGTTGTGTTCAACATCAGAAATGATAAAGACCCACAGTTCTATACATCGTTCGATGACATTAATATTGTCTTTGATTCATATGATGCAGCAAGAGAGACAACACTACAGAAAACAAATACACAAATATTAGCTACAAGGGAGAGAACATTTACTCCTACAGATGCATATGAAATAGATTTCCCTCAGTGGTTCCAACAAGGTTACTTGAACTCTGTTATAGCAGAGGCTAGCGAAGCACTAAGAGAAGAACCAATGCCTAGTATCGCAAGAAAAGCTAGAATAGCTATCATACGAGCTAGAAAGAAACAACGAATAGGCACAGATGGTGTCGATACCAAGCGCAGGAGCTATGGAAGAAAATGAGTACAGAACATTTAGCAACAAAAGTAGAAGTAATTGGAAAGACCTTAGCCGGTAAAGAGCTAGGTATTCGAATCGTTGATGGTTCAGGTCTATGGACTTTAGCTTTTAAAGATGGTGGTCAGATTCCTGACTCTATCTCTGGTAAGTATTCCTCTAAGGGTAATGCAGTAAGAGCTGTATTAGTTCATCTTGGTTGTGAAGAAGGAAAGGCTAAAGAAGCTAAGAAAGCAAAAGATAAAAAGGCTAAGTAATGACAGCTAGGAGGGCAAGAGGAGAAAAAGAATATACTTTACCTTTTAAGGGTTTAAATACGGAAGCTAATCTTCTGCATTTCCCCCAAGAGTTCTCTCCTGATTTACTGAATATGGAGATTGATTACGATCCCCAGATGGTAAGACCTCGTAAAGGAATAGAGATTAGTACTAACAACAGGTTAGTAGAGACAAGGACAGCACTACAGCATAACGTAGGCATTAGCTACTTCTTATGGGAGTCAGTGGACAGAGACCCAGATAAAGACTTCATTGTATTACAAGTTGGCTTATACTTGTATTTCTTTGATAAGACAGGGCTATCTGACCCCTCTACCTCTATTCTAGCTGTTAGATATGACTTAACTAATTCACTATCAGGAACAACTAAAGGAACCGTAGCTACTATGGAACCCCAGAGAGTTGTGATGGAGAATGTTAAGGGTAAGCTTATTGTTACTGCTGAGTCAATAGACCCAGTAATAATATCTTATGATTCCACAGCAGACACAATACAAGGATCTAAGTTAAACCTAAGAATACGGGACACACTAGGTATAGAAGATGGTTTAGAAGTTGACAACCACCCAACAACTCTCTCTGATGATCATAAATACAACTTGCTTAATCAGGGCTGGTATAAACAAAGAAGACTAACTACCGCTAGTGCAGTAGAGAGTGACCCGATAACCGATTACTTTGGTAAGTTCACCCCTGCTGTATACCCATCTAATGCAGATGTTGTGTGGGTTGGAATGGTTGATAGTTCAGGGGATTTAATCTTTGATGCTGAGTGGCTAAGAGATCAAACCTTTGGTTCCACTTTATCAGCGAGGGGTCATTATGTAGTAGATGCCTTTAATATAGATAGAGGAGCTATACTACTAGTACCTGGATCTTCTGGATCAACATCTGGCGGGTCATCTGAATCACCACCAGGACTTGCTAGTGATATAGGCGGTTGGGAAACAGACCCACCCGTAGCACTACCTTAATAGGATAAGTAATATAAATGGCATTAACTACACCAATAGAAGTAATTAATGAAAGGCCTACCTGTTGTACTTTCACGTCAGGTAGAATGTTCTATGGAATGAAGAACTCTGTCTATTTCTCCCAGGTTAATGAGAACGAGACAAGTGATTTTATTAACAGGTGCTATCAAAAGAACGATCCAACAGCAGAACAGTTATCTGATCTCCTAGATACAGATGGAGGCACTATACAGATAGACAATGCGGTAGAGATTATACAACTTGAATCAATTAAGAATGGAGTTGTTGTCTATGCAAAGAATGGTGTATGGTGGATATCAGGGCCAGACACAGGGTTCACAGCTACTAACCACTTCGTAGAGAGGGTATCTGATACCGGAGTACTCTCTGCACAAGGTGTGGTGGTGGTAGGTAACACACATTACTACTGGTCAAATGAAGGGATATACTCATTAGATATCAACGCTAATGGGGATGTAGAAGAAACTAATATAATAGAGGGTTCTTTACAAACATTCTTTAATAAGATCCCCCTTAATTCAAGGAAGAGAGTTAATGGTGTGTATGACAGAATCAATAAGCAAGTCGAGTGGTTCTATACATCTGTTGATCAAGCTAACACAGATGACTATAAGTTCGCTTATGACCTGTCCCTAGTCTTAGATCTTAGGACAGGAGGTATGTGGCCTCAGAGCTACATAGGTGCTAAGAACGAAGCAGAGAGTTCTTCACAACCCTTTATGTTACTAGGCGGAGTAGGCACTAAACTAGCTACTACTACAGAAGAAGTCAATTACTTGGTTATGGCACTAGGAGTATTAGGTGCATCTCAGACATATAGTATACACTTCTCAAACAAAAACAATACAGAGTTCAAGGATTACGGGACAACATATACAACAGCTTATATAGAGACAGGGTACGAGGCACTAGACAAACCGAGTAATAAGAAGTCAGCCCCTTATATAACTACACACTTCAAACAAACAGAAGAGAATTTCATAAGTGATGGAGCTGGTGGTGTTAAGCTAGATAAGCAATCAGGTTGTCAGTTAAGAGCTAAATGGGATTGGGCTAATAGTTCTGCTAATGGTAGATGGAGCCCTAACCAACAAGCATACAGATTCAGAAGAATATTTGTACCGTCTGGAGTTGGTGTATTTGACTCAGGTAATGATGTTATAACAACTAAGAATAAAGTACTCGGTTCGGGTAAAGCCTTATCATTAAGACTAGAGCAAGAGGCTAACAAGGACTTCCAGTTATTAGGCTATACAATAAGCTGGTCAATCAAGGGAAAGATATAGTGACAGAAAAAGGATTAGGGAAAATAGAGACAGAGGATTACACATTCTCAGTCAATGAATTAGATGGTACTTTACTTTGTCATCTCGATGTTAAGTCATGGAGCAAAGAAACATTCAAGAAGATGGTGGGTGATTTCTACGAGATCAAAGAATCATTGGGCATAAATCTGTATTGTAATATAAATAAGACAGATTTAAAAGAACAAAAGATAGCTAGTATGTTCGGATTCAAGAATAAATACATACTAGAAAACACAATAGTGATGGGGCTTTAATATGGGTGCTGCGTTAGATGTACAACAAGCTAGGCAGGGAAGGAAGCAGAGAAAGAAGGCTAATGCTATAACTCAGAAACAAGCTAGGTTACAAGCTGGGAGGCAAGCTATTGAGCAAGTAAGACAAGCACAGATAGCCAGAGCACAAGTAATACAACAAGCTGAGTCAACAGGAGCAGGAGATAGCTCTGCTGTAGCTGGAGCAGTTGGCAGTATACAATCCCAAGCAGGGTCTAATATAGCCTTTGCGCAGCAATTATTCAGTCTTAGTCAACAAGCAAATAACAGACTACAGAAGGCTTCTGACTTTGAGGCTAATTCAAAGGCTATAACTAAACTTAAATCAACCATATTCTCGGCTGCAACTTAATGGAATTATTCTCAGAAGATCTAGATCCTATTATCTTAGACGATAATATTAAGCAAGATAAGTTAATTAAGCCAGAAGAAGTAACTGAGCTTACATCTCAAGCTGTAGTAGCATCAAAGACATTAGATGATGACACAGGATTAATAAAAGTAAAGGCAGAGCAGGAGGCCACATTCTCTGGAGTTAAAGGTGTTAGAGGCTTAATATCTGAAAGTGACTTCGAGACCAACAGACGATTAGCCCTTAGTCAGATAGCTGATACAGTGGAGAATGGAGCAGTAGATATATTAGCTTCGCAGATGTTGTCATTACAACTAGATCAAAGGGATAAGTTTGCTCTAGAAAAGAAGGTTGTTCAATCGTTGAGTAATACGTTGCCACAAGAGATAACAGATGTGGTTGATAGCTCTATCTTACAGACTATAGCAAAAGAAGAAGAGTTCGCGTTAAAGCTAAGAAACATTATAAATGATAAGAACATAGAAGAAGATGCAGAGGGATTCTTTGAAGAGATTATTGACTTTGCTAAAGTAGTAACATTCTTTGAGCCTCTAGAGGGATTGGTGTTTGGTGGTGTAGGGGGTATCTCTGATGATTTAAGAGGTATTATGGCTAAGGCCAAGACACTTCCAGAAGACCAACAAGACGCTTTTCTAAGGAAGAACTTCGAGGGATTTTTAAGTGATGTTCAATTCTTTGCTGATAACCCAGGAAGAAGTGCAGAGCTTATATCTGCTGCTGCTGATGGTTCAGATAAAGCTTTAGCAGACTTGAAGTTCTGGCAAGCGATAGGTGTTATAGCATCTCCTTTAGACCTACAAGGCATCAAGGCCCTTAAGTCAGGACGTATAGCATCCTCTCTAGGTAATAAGAAAATACTAGCAGAAGACCTAATAGGTAAGGAAGCAGACAGAGTATTTATAAAAACAGACGGGGATGCAGTAGGTAAAGTCTCTACGCTAAAAGCCCCATTTGACAATACTGATGGGATAGCTGGGGAGATTAAG